ATAGCTTGCAGACGTTGAGCATCTGTTAGACCCGGAGTGTTAAATACACTCTCAGTGAGTTCTCCGGGACGGAAGATCTCTGGGTTTTCAATACCAGCTACAATAGCAGCGTTCAAACGCTCTGAACTAATACGATCATTCTCAGCGTTGATCGCACCCTGTCCTGTAGTGGCATAATCATAATCATTGCCTGTAATACTAAGAGCAGTAGCTGGATCCAAATGAGTAGTGTTGCCAAGAGCGGCATAAAGTCGATCTCGTGCTGCACCACCTTGGTTCGGGTTCTGTGTTGCACGAGCACGAGCACTGGGGTTCTGATTTCCACCTTTAAGGTTGCTCAGAAAATCCTGACCATAATCACCAATGGTCAAACGACCATGGGCATCTGAACCAGAAGTAGAGTTCATGTTCCCTTGACCACCAAACCATGCACGAGCAGCACGTTCTTCACCATATTTCTCAACATACCCACCAAAGCGATCATCAAAGATTGCATCCTGAATATCAGAATTTGCCATGAATTCATCAACAGAGACTTCACGACCCAAAGCACGTTTAGACCAAGCAGGAAGGTTTGCTTCCATAATTTGGTAACGTCCAAGAGCACGTCCCAGAGTTGGATTGGTTGCACCAATAGCATCGTATCCACCGGAACCATCACTTTCAATTGCAGCGATAGCATTCCGATAGGCAATCTTTTGGTCTGAACCACTGGATCCACTTGGGAATGCAATCCCTGAACCATCAGCACGGGGACCGAGGTTTGTACCAGCAGGAGCAGGTTGTTGATACCCATTGGTTCGACCATCACGTTCTGATTCAAGAACAGCACCGACCAAACCACCAAGCTGCTCACGACGAGTAGTTTTGTAGTCATGATTGTCTTGTAGGCGTGCATCTTGATTGTTCTCCAGACCGATCGTATTGTACGTCCGGGCTGTGGTGGCTTGTGTACCAGCAGTCTTAGCATCAGTCCCACGACGTATAGCACGATCTTGTTCGTACCCCAGAATATTGTCCCGACGGTTCATGATGTTGTTCCGCATACCAGCGGAGAGGTTCATCTTTGAGAAATCAGTTGAAGCCACAATGGCATTCCACTCATCTTCGTTCTTGGCCCCAGCAAGGAGGTTTGTCAGCTCGGCGTCACCCTGAGCTGTCAGACCTTCCTGATACTTAGACAAAAGATCAGAGGCACTGCTCATACCACGTTGAAATGCTTCACCAGCACGAGTAGTAGCTTGAGAAGCAACTGAAAGATCAGGTGCTTTGATTTGTTCAATAGTGAGTCGTGCCATGTGAGCAATCCTTACAGTTGGTTTTCCTCGACGTATGCGTCAGCCTGTTCTTGGTAGTTTTCACGACCCTCAGAACGATAGCGGTTCTCAATACGGTCAGTCAGTTCCGTATTGTATGTCTGTTTTTGGTTCGCCAAATTCGTTTCAAATGTTCGTTTTTGAAGAGCCAAAGACTTCTTGGCGATCTTGTTCTGCTGGAAGCTGTTCCAGAGTGAGCCAAGTGTTGAAATTGCACCAAGACCGATCTCGGCCATACCACCTTGACCGAAGAATCCGGGTGACTGGACAGCACCAGTTTTTGTGTTGAAGATGTTACCAGTTGATGTGCTTGAAAAATTACCCATCTCTGCTTGTTGTTGTCCACCTGTGGCACCACCGGCTACGGCGGCATTCATTGCGGTGTCTCCCATACCTGTCATTTGTGGCATCACTGGGCTGTATCCTGACATGAGCTTTATCCTTTAGTTGTTTGGCAGGGTGAGCTGGAGATCTGAATACTCAGATACCATGGAAAGGGTAATATCTACAACGTCCGAACCAGTCATGGTTGTACGTCCGATAAACTGATCAAGCGTTTCTGGAAGATACGTCCCCGAAACTTGCTTTGACCCATTGCCTTTGACACTGTCAGTAAGGCTCATCTGATCAAATATCAAGTCATCTGTGAGTCCCATGGAACGCATCAAGTCGTTAATATCTTTGGTCGCTTTTTCATAAGCATCCTTGTTCTCTTCCATCTGAGCATTGATCTCACCAATCTCAGCCATGACAAAGCCTTGGTATCCGTTTGCCAGAGCAGAAGAGAATTGCAGAAGTGTTCGTGGGTTCATCATGTTGGAAAGAGTCAGGTTCGAGAAACCATTTGCCACACCAAAGCTGATGGCGAAGTTTACGATGGCACCAATGATGGCACCCCACTTCTCACCGAAGATGGCCACAGAGGCCACACCTACAGCCTGTGCAATGACGACAGCAGCAATGGCGTTGGTCACAGCACCAGCAACGATCGCACTTGTACCTGTGAGACCCAGAGCACCACCCACAGCAGCGTTGGTTCCGAATACCCCAGAGGCACCCCCTACGGCAGACGGAGCAATCAGAGCAGACACCACAACGATGGCAATCACGATGAACAACATTCCGAGGAATGTCTGATACCACTTCTTCTTCACGACCTTGTACGAGTTGAAGGTGATAAACGTGTTTGACAGAGCCATTTGGGTGAAGTCTTTCACACCCAGAGTTTTCACCGTTGGAGCGTGCAGAGGTATGATGAAGACAGACTCAGCAGTATCTGCAACACCTTCAGCCAGAGTTGTCCGTACAGCCTTACCACCATAGATGAAGTTCTCATGAACCATGCCCCAAATGGACATCTTCGAGTACGTGTTGACCCCGGTTTGTTTGAACAACACCATTTCGTCTAGAGTGTTGACCGTGAACATGGGCAGAAAATCCCCATCACGTCCTGTTGAGCCAGTCTGAACACTCCAGCTCAGAGTATCACCTGTATCCCACCAGATGTCTCCTGGAACAGCACCAGCTTTACCCAAACCAGTATGGGAAGTTTCAGTGATATTTACCCATGTGAAACGGTTATCAAAACCACCCAATTGAGGGTGATCTGCAACCAGACGAACTGTCGTCGATGGAGGTTCTGAGATTGTTGGTTTTGGAGGACGAGGTTCCCCAAACAACGCACTACCACTATCACCTTGACCCTCAAGCCACTCCGTATATGTGGCCATATCGGCTTCATAGTTGGTGACTGAGTTTGTAAAATTAGTCATCGTCGATGGAGATGTGTTTTGATATGGGATCTGGTTTTTGAACCACTCATACATGTACCGGCGACAAGCAGGATCAAACACGTTCACCGACACACCCCACTGAACATAGGAATAGTCGATGTCTCCAATATCTTCGTTTGCCTCAACTTCGTCGAGGATCTTGTCGATATTGTTGCCCTCCATCGGACCACCAGTTGCACGTTTGTATGCCCGTTTGCTTTCAGCATACAGGTCATCAAACACTGGTTCCCGAAGCCCTACGTTGTTCAAACGAATAGGGATAAATGGGTAGTAATCCGGGCTTGGTTCATTCGCTTCTTCATCCACCAAAGCATCCAGTGTGGCCTGGCCAGTCCCAATCTGGTAGATCCACACACCATTCAGGATCACATTGTCCTCAATGGTTTCCTGTGTGTCGAGCTGATGATCGTAGATAGGGCGGAGCCAATCTCCTTTGGTTTTTGTCGAGACAGTCTCCGTCACCCCTGGTGAGGGTGTATTCGGATTTGTCGTAACGACCGTGGTCCCCACAGTGTTATTGTAGATCTCTCGACGTTCCCAGATATACAGCCACTTCTCGATGTTTGAGACGTCATCCCCACCCGATGTTGAACCAACGTAATCAGTCCGATTCCAGGTGTTCAGAAGACTGTTAAAGCCTTGGTTCACGTTCTGAGCACTGGAGGTGAATGTACCAGAGCTTCCATCACTGTATGATTTGGTCACTTCAACGATCTGATCCAGGTTGTAATTGACCATCCCTGTGTTGACTGTTGAGTCCAGCACATAGCCTGTGGTTGATGGTGTCGAACTGACACTCAGAATCTTGGTTCCAACTTCCAGAGGTTCTGATGCTGATGGGACTACAGACGAGTATTTGGCAACGATATATTTGTTGTTCTTGTTGAAGCCGACTGGATTGAAGACAGTTGTTCCACCACCTTCAAACTGGATTGTGATCTCGTTTGTGTCTTCGTCATAATCAGCCACCCAGTCTGTGTCGATCACACTTGGATCATTCTCCAAGATCCATTGTTCTGCCCAGAGACCATAGTCTCCGTCAGTCAGTACGGCTGTCTGTACTTGAATCACCTGACCCGCAGGAGTTGAAGGCACTGGAACCAAAGGCTGAACAAGCAGAGGGTCGATCGTTGTTGCGTTGGACACATCCAATGTGGGCAGCCCAGCAATGTCGTTACGCACAGACCAATTGAAGAAAGACCGCTGCATAATGCCCGGTCCAGTCAGATAGTTTCCGACAATGGTATCACCCAGATACGCATCGTATGGGTTCATGACCGCTGCAAAGAGACTCGATTTCAGGAAGTTTGGACGATCCAATTCGTCCCCAGCCAGATTGTAAATCGAGCTGGAGACGTAGATTTTCTTGCTACCAAAGAGACCCATGGGTTGATCTCCTTACAAGCTGTTGGCCGACCGCAGAGATTCAAGAACAGCACTGACCGATGGAACATTGAGTTCAACAGGAGCAGCCAAGTTCTCATCCAGAGTTTTCTGGGTGATCCAGCCATCGAGATACATCTTGGCAGCCTTCTGTTTGGCGTCCTTGATGAAGCTGTCGATTTGCTGGTCATACAGATCCATCTGCTTACCGTTCAGACCTTCAACCAGTGTGGAATCATCCGAACGAGTATCCATTGTCTTGGAACGCTCATTCTCATGCTGCTCGCTGGTCAGTTCAATTTGCATCTCCAACAGGTTCTTCTGGCGACCCAGGAGACCACTGATTGGAGTCAGAGCATCTGAACGTGTCTCCAGAGTTTGAGCACGCTGAACTTCCTTCTGCTCGTTGATCAGGTTTGTCTGAGCTGGGAGCTGGAAGTTCAGCAGGTGCTGTTCTTTACCCAGAGCAACAGGCATCATCTGGTTGAGTTGGTACTCAGCAGTTGCTTGTTGTGTTGGCAGTGTTTGATCACGCTGGAACTCTTGTAGATCTTTTTCGAGCGGCTGGAGAACACGGTTCTGGTATTCCTTGATCGCTGCTTCAGCAGGAAGAATCCGATCGGATGTAACCTGCTTCGCAGCATATTCAGCAGGCAGGATGTTGCTGCGTGTGTATTCCTGGATCGCCAGTTCTGCTGGCATGAGCCAGTTACGCTTGTACTGTTCACCTTCAGTCTGTGCTTGTGTGAGGCAGTAAGCTGCATCAGCATTGGCAACCTGCATCTTCGTCAGAGCATACTGTGCTCCAGCGTTCTGCATTTCAAAGACAGACTGTTGTGCTTCGACCTTGGTTTTCTCAAGGTTGATCAGAGCCTCAGTTGCCTGGATCTCAGCAATCCGTGCTTGCATCTGAGCAGTGATGGCAGCCCACTTGGATTGGTCTTTCTGCAACAGGAAAGAGACCGACTGTCCCAGGACAGCGGTGCTCACATCTGTGTAAACTTTGGCATATTGGTCCCCGGTGATCCGGTTCCCTTTGTACTCACGCTGGATATGCTGATCCATGGCTTGCATGAGTTTGTCAAAGACACCGTCGCCTTCGAGATTGACCTCAGTCAGTTGTTCGAGAGTGACTGTCTGAATGTCTTTGTACAGCTCGGAGCTGGCATCAGCACTGAAGTCATACTTGGAATCAGACAGATCCAACGTTGGAGGCGTTGGAGAGTCTGCGGTGAGAGAGGTAAACAGAGCATTTGCCTGTCCATCTGCATTGCAGTCATTTACGGGCATCTCTGAATTCCTCTCTCAATTTCTTGGTCTCCCTGCCTTAGCAGGGAAACTGCTTAGCTGTCGATAGCGTGGGATGCACGCTGATGGTTGGCCAGTTCTTCAATCTCTTTCTTCGTCAGCGGAGGAAGAGTCTCGATATTGAACTTGTTGATCATCGTGGTCTTGTAACGTTTGACGCCGAATGCCCCACCTTTGATCTCACGACGCAGAGGAAACTTGGTGTTTTTCAACTGGTTCAGGAGGATCTCAGGGACGTGGTATCCGTTCGGTGCTTCTTCGTCGCCGAAAGGGATGTACTTCGCCACTTTGCCGGTGAATTTATTCACGGCTGTGATGATGGCACCATTGAGCTGTGAATCACTTGGATCCAAGTTGGTGATCTTCACACGGTGCAAACGAAGTGCTTTGGCACGAACCACCTGACGCAGAAGCTGCGGATCAGTGATCTGGTTCGGATCCATCTTCAGGATCTCTTCCATTGTCGGGCCGGTTTTTGCTGGGCCAGCAGTCGATTGGATCCCATCTTCGGTTGTGTCTTCACCACCAAAATCAGGAACTTCTTCTTCCTCAGCATCGGGGACAGTCTCATCGACTTCGAGTTTGTTCAAATCAGATTTCAAAGTATCCATGAGCTTCTTCCGAAGTGTAGCCTCACCGGTGTTGCCGGAGAATGTGACGTTGATTGAGGTTGCTGCTTCACGGAGTTGTTCTACAGTTTCCATTGCCGTGACAGCCTCGATGGCTTCAGCGGGTGCGAGTTTACTGATGTTCATTGAAAGTCTCTTTCAGTTGAGTGGGATTAAAATGTGAGAAAGGGGGCTATTTCTAGCCCCCTTCCCCTAGAGCTGATTACTCAGCCGCAACAGTTTTGACAACAGCCAGACGCTCAGGACGCAGGGCGATGAAGCCGTGGTAGAACGTGATCGAGCTGAAACCAATCTTACCGTAAGGATCCTGGATCGTTGCCATTTCCTTACCAGGTTTTTTCACGATGATATTGAACTTCTGCTTCGTACCTTTTCTGCCAGACCCTTGCAGGCCGACAGTTGCGAAGGAGCCGTCACCAACAACCAGCATCGGGAAGATGTTGTAGTTGGCACCATCGTCATCGTAACCCAGGTTGGAAGCAGTTGCGACAGCACCAGCACCTTCCCAGTTCATCATGTTTGGAACAACAATGATACGGAAGTCGCCGACCGAACCAATTTCGCCATTCATGATTGTCGAAGCAGCAGCGTACTTACGAACAGGAACGAACGCTGGGTTGCCCAACCCATCGACCATATTCTCGACAGTGATCTGAAGGTCAGAACCGATGTACATGATGCGCGACGCATTGATTGTCGCAGTATCGTTCATCGTCGAACCCTTGATGATCTTGGTGTTCTTCGGAGTCCGGTTGTCATCGAGCACGATGCTCAATTTCTTCAGATCCATGAACGTCACGACCGAGGGGTTCGCACCTTCACCAGTGATCTCGCTGTCCTGAGTTGCCACACCGGTGTAAACCACTGTGCCAGCGTTGGAGAGCAAGTCAATTTGCAGAAGGTCTTCAGTGATCTCGTTGGCACCGGCAACCATCTCACGCGACATGTGACTGTAGAGGTCAGAGTCGGTATCAAAAGTCATCATGTCGTCCGAGAATTCAGTGAAGAAGCCGTGCTCTTGCAGAGTACCGTTGCGTTCCAGACGAGTGAAACCGACACGGTTAACACGACCACCTTCTTCAGTCAGGGTAGGCATACGGGCAGAGATCAGACCGACGTCTTTGCTCGAACCGTACATGTTACCATTAGCTGTGACAGCACCCGAAGCGTCGAGACCTTGGTCGTTGACGTTGCGGTCGTCCAGCAGAGGAACGTAGAAGTAGACTTTCATCTCTTTACCGTAGTGCATCGGCATGGAGCGAACGTCAGCCAGAGGGCTGAAGAACATCTGTTCGGCAGCGTCGATCAGAGAACGACGATCCCAGTAATGGGTGTTGAACTGCGGACCAATGTCCGAAGGCGTACCCGGAGGAGCGTTATACAATTGAGCCATGGTGTTTCCTTTTCAAACTTCTCAATTGGATTCTGTCTTAACCAGGAGGAGCCAACTTCTTGAACTCTTCATCTGACATGGACGAGTAATCCGGTTCAGGATGTCCGCCATCATTTGATGGTGCGGATCGGGGTGGAGTTGCCGATGAGACGTTTGGAGTGGGTTGCTCAGTTTTCGGCTTGGGAGCAGCCTTCCGGGTGCCAGTGCCAAGAGCTTTCGCTTTTGGTTGGACTTCTGGTTCAGAATTGAAAACCCCAGCTTTTTGCATCGCCTCACCTACCTGATGGTAGGCTTGAAGGAAGGGAACGTCGGTTAGATAACCCATTGTCCGCTGGTATTTCAATTCGTCTTGAATCTTCGAATAAACTCCTGAACGTTTTTGTGCAAGTATATTTTGGAAGATAGTAGGTTGATCTCGCAGAGCTTCTTTTGAAACTGTATCCCAATCCCGGTTAATATCGCTAATGAGTTCACGTCCACCATCTTGTGAGATGGTCTCTTTGATCGCATCGTCGAACGCCAAATCCTTTGGATCACCCTGATAGTTGTTCGCCTGATAGGGCGAATCTTCTGTCGAGGTGTCGATGTCCACAGGGTCGATCTTGTAATCCTTGAGGAGTTGCTTGATTGCTTCCTTGTTGCCTTTTGACAGGTCGATAAGGAAGTTCAGCTTCTCCGGATCATTCAGACCGTTGGACTTCAGCATCTGGTCTTGAGCACGCAGGGGTTTCATTTCCTGCATACGGCGAGAGTAATTCACACCCATCTGCATCAGACGGATAGCATCTTCAGGAGTCTTTACCTGAACATCCCGACCATCTGCTTTGAACGATGCAGTGACTTTGTCGTAGAAATCCATCGCATCTTCTGGAGAGGTTTTTACGTCTCCAGCAGCCTCTTTGTCAGCTTTCTTCTCTGGTTCTTCTGAATCATCTGGCTTTGCTGACTTGTCTGTTTCTCCTTTCGGGGCATCAGGTTTCTTCGACTTTTCGGAATCTTTGACTGGAGGTTTGTCGGCATCACCCGCATCTGGGTTGTCAGTAGAAGAGTCTTCTTCCCCTTCATCTGATTCGTTTTTATCAGGATCTTCTCCATCTGAGGTGTCAGAATCAGATCCGGATGGAGCATCATCTGGATTGACTTCGCCTGAACCAGCGTCGGGATCATCAAGATCTTTTTCACCATCTGGATCAGTATTCTCATCGACAATTTCCTTTTCCTCAGCAGACGCATTTTCTTGCATCTGAGAGGGATCCAGTTTCATGAAGTCTTCATCAGACATCGACTCGATGTCGATCGGTGTGTTTTTTGGATCAGCCATTACTGGACACTCCCCTCGATTGTGCTGTTGGCTTCAACAGCTTCATTCCAGGCCACCTCAAGGTTGTCCAACTCAGACTGAGCAATGTTGCCCTTCTGGATGAAATCTTGGAGGAAGGTCCGCATGGAACCAATGGCCTTCAGCTCACCGATGCACTCGTCGAACTGCTTGTCAGAAAGACGACCAGTTGCCATCAGACCAGCAAGCCGCTTTGGCTCTTGGTCAAAATACGCATCCATGACGATCTCTTTGAACTCTGGCAGTCCAGCCAATTTCTCAGCGGCCTTTGCCTTGCGGAGCAGATCTTCACAGGAGGCTTTATACTCCTGATACTGTTCCATGGTGAGGTGTGCGGTTTCCTCGGTATCGTTCGCATTTTGTTCATAAAGGTTCATTGCCACGTCCTTTGTGGTTGATATGTTACAGTGGGTCGTTCGTAACCTGCTTTACTGAGGAAAAGCAAGGGGTTGTTCTTGGAGACTCTGGAGAGGAGCCATAGGAAGTGTCTGCTCTGGAGCAGGAGGACGCCCCAGAGGAACTTCAGGTTTAGCTTGTTCACGGTCGGAATCTTCGACCATCTTGTTGTACCCAACAGCAGCTTCGATCTGTCCAGCAGGAGTCTCCCCTTTCAGGAGACCCTTGGTGACTTCGAGATCACGGTTGCCACGGGCCTGAGCACCCATCTTCTCAACATCACGCTGATGCTTCGAACCGGTTGACTCCAGCTCAGTATCGAGAGCTTTGTTCTCAGCTTGTGCCATTGCTTCTGTTGCACGAGCTTTGTCGAGTTCAATCTTGGCTTCCAGCTCTTCAATCTGAAGTTCAGCGAGACGTTGCTGAAGCGGATCAGGCTGAGGCTCATAGGAGCGGATCTGCTCTGCCAGCTCAGGCATACGCTTGAGATCAGCAATCTGACCCAAGATGATCTTGCTCAAACCAGGGTCCATATCTGGACCGATTGTCTGGAGCATCATTCCCAAGTCTTGGCTTTTTTGCTCATCAACCTGTGCAGTGGAGATGTCCACGATCAGGTCAAATCCACCAGAGAGATCTTTTCGTTTGATTTCAACGAACTCACGGTTTGTGACCCGAATGACTTCTTTCTCTTCGAGGAAGAAAGCGTTCATCGAGATGATCTTGCGGCCAATCAGACGCATACCTTCAGCCAGACGACGAAGGATATTCATCTCACGTTGGCCAGCCGCATCCAACGCACCAGAGATACCACGAGCAACTGGGCCATAGGCTTCGCCAGTGATACCACCTGAGAAACTCTTGACCCCGGACAGACCTTCAGCTTCAGCGTTCTGGAGCTGCATCACGGTCAGTGCAGAGTTGGGGATCTCAGGATATTGCATCTGTTGGATGGCAACACGAGGATCCTCATTGGGGTTGAATTCAAAATCTTCACCGTTGGTGAAACGCTTCCGGTTCACTGGATCCAGGAAACCTTTGGAATACCCAGACTGAGCATTCGCCGAACGACCCAAAAGGTCGATCGTGCCACGAGTGACAGCACCAAGGATACGCTGGTTGTCCTGGAGGAGAGAAGCATCTGCTTCGCCCCAGATTGAACCAAGGATAGGCATGTAAGGAACGATGACGAACGGAGGCTTCCGGTCAGGGAAAGGGTTCTCTGCGAGCTGGATCATCGTGTCACCGATGAACGTGGCCACGATTGGGATCATCACCCCATCATCATGGACATCCCACTCACCCCAGTATTCATAGACCAGCACTTTGGACTTGTCCTGATTCAGACGACTGTCTGCAATCGGAGTTGTTGTCTCATGATCTGGATCACCGACCTGAGCTTTGATCTGGTTTGCACCCCAGTCCACATCGTCCAAGTTTTTGTAGATACCACGTTTTTTGAGTTCCGACTTTGTGGACTCAAACGTAGAAATCATGAACTGAGCATCTTCCCACTCACCATCGCACGAGGGATCAATGAAGAAGTTCGCAACATCAATAATCTTCAGAGATGGTTGATTGTATGTGATCTTGTTCTCTTGGACCCACTCTTCACCAATCTCAACAGCCACAACCATTTCCTGGTTTTCCAAACCAAACTCTACGGCGGCCCGAAGTTCATCCGGGATAGATGGATCAGCTTCCCATGCTTCAGGATCAGATGTCGCCATCTCAGTTGCCTGAGCCAGCATCTGCATACCTTCTTCATCACCCATTTCCAGTTGGGTATATTCATACACAGGCTTGAGAACTTTGACCTTTTCGGTCTTACGTTCCCAGCCCACACGCACAACGCAAGTACCCTCATCCACAGTCTTGCGGACGTACCGGTCGATGAAATCGACTTTGTTGAGCTTCGTGTCAAACTGCCAGTTGAGAATCAACTGGTTCTGGTCGGCTGATGCTTTGTCTTCAAAGGTACGGGGGTTGATGTTGAACATACGTTCCGTGTTCAGGAATGGTTCACTCAACGCAGGATAACGCCATTCGTTGTGCTTCCGGATCAGCTTTGGCTGAACAGAAGAGCGTCCAACTGTTTTGGTTTTCTTGCCTGACTCAGCACCAGTGGTGTTACGGAGGTTCAACCAACCATCGACGTTGCTTTTCTGGTCTGTGTTTTCTTGCCGTGCATAATCCAAATCTCCTTTGAGATCTGCGACCGACGGTTCGATTTTCCAGTCTGTGAGTTTCTCACTCGCAACTTTGTTCAGATCCGAAGGGTTGTAGATTTCAGACACAGGGTCGTTGTCCGTCTTTTTAGACGAAACATCGTTCTCAATCATGTCGTTGTCATTTTTCACGATTCGACTCCTAGTTTCGAAAGATCTGAATGAGTTGTTGGTTTGCGTCTACAGTAATTTGTTTCTCAACGCCACATTCAATAAGTGCATCGCCAAGGCGACCCATTCGGATTTCATCTGAACCAACAGTGAAACCTGATACACCCTTGATCACGTCCAAAGGATGTGGACATGGTTCAGCCACATCAGTCGGAAGTTCCTGGACTCGGACCCCACCGACGTTCGAGCCGCTGCATCCCCCCAGTGGTAGCAATGCCAGGCTTGTTAGAATCAGGAGCCGCAATGGCTTCTTTTTCAAGTGCATTGATCAAGTCCTCTTTTTCACGTTGAATCTGGCGAAGAGCTTCTGTCTGCATCCGTACCACATCTCCGAGATCCAGCAATTCTTGTTGTTTCTCGGCTGTGCGATCGGCGATCTTCTGAATCTCGCTGACAGATCCTTTGTGGTATCCATAGGCAAAAGTGCCGCCCAACAGGGCGAGACCTCCAACAATCAACACAACGTTCAGATACTGTTTCATTCGAATTTCTCCAACATACGAGCACGAAGAACGTTTCCGATTTTCACTGCATCACTTGGTTTGTCATAACCAGGAAGAACCATGTAATCCCATTTGTTTCTCTGTGCGACACCCAGAGTTTGCTGAACTTCAGCATGGCTCAGAGTTGTCCAAGGAGAGACTGGAATGTTGTATTCGCAACAGATCTCCCAGGTTTTCTCCAGCATCGCATCGGTGCCTTCCCATGTGATCGGGTGGCTGCCCCACTTCATTGGCCAACCATTGGCTCCGGCCATTGCATCTTGAGAGACTCCGACCCAGCCAGTGTTCATCGACTTCGTGTGCGATGCACCAATACCTTTGCGCCAGTCATACATCACCTGTTCGGCGATGGTGCTGTTCCCGTCGTAGATGTTGCCTTTGGTGTCAGTCAGGAAGTTGTAAGCCTCCTTCTCCAGCTCGATCAGACCATTAGCTCCAGCAGTCCAGTGCCAAACGACGCCTCGTACACCACGATCGAAAAGATCCTCTTGTTTCCGGACCTTACGAACTTTCATGGCTTCAGCGATACCAGCTCGTGTGTTGGGACCGGTCATCCCATCCACAGTAAGACGTGGTGCTTGCAAAATGGCGTTCACACGCCCTTGGTACTCACGAGATGCATACATTATTATTCTCCTACAATTTCTGTTGTTCCCTCTTCGGGATTGAAAATAAGACTGCAAGTTTCTGGTGTTTCATCAGAAACCCGTGTGTCGATAGTCACAGAGATATAACGAACGCAGACCTTAAATGGTTGAACTGGAACCAGAGGTGGCTCTGTCCCATCTAATTGGTCGAAGAAAGCAGCCCATGTCCACAGACGTGGGCTGTCTTTATCTGTTGAATAATTGCCTGTACCATGACGAGTTGCCAGACGGTTGTCGTCAGCATCTCGAATGATTGCGATCCATGTTGCTTCAACCAGAAGAACTGCATCAGCATCATATAGAAGCATCGGACGCTCATAGTTGTCTGTCTGGATCACTTCCACAGTCGCTTGGATAAATGGACGCTCTTTGAAATACTTGTCACTCACTGAACCCACCATTGGGAAAACCAGCAGCATTACAATGCCAATCATCAGTCCTATGATAAGAACCTTAAAATCATCACGATTTCGGGTTGTGCGTTCAGCACGAAATACTTTCGAATGTTCATCAGTCATTTTCTTCCCCTTCTTTGGGTCCGGAAATGAACCGCTCAACGAGCGTCACTGCCACCAATCCGATAAGGAAGGAGGCGGCTGTAAGAGTCCCCAAAGCTCCAGCCATATTTTCTGGTAGTTCACCGATCCATGGT